CCAGATAAAGAACTGGTAATTACGAACCGGGTAAAACGAGAACGTAAAACAATCAGTGGAATATTAAAGTTTATGAACGATTTTGATGATGCACCGGTTAATGCACGTGTTCCTGAGGAACAACGTACGGCAGTTATGATGCCGGACGAAACGATGGAATATGATATGATCGAAGTTATCAAGAAGTTGGTTTATAACTGGGGTTATAAATCCGTTGATACTGTTATCGATTTTATCACCGGCCAGCTCACTGATCCGAATATCGAATTCATTACTGCGTCTTTCGAATCTATCTTTAAGAAGATGAAGGCTGACAAGCTTCCTGGTGTTGCTGCTAAGGAAACCCGCTCTGCACTTGAAGACAAATTCCCGGATGAATGTGAAGAAGTCGAAGGCGTCACTCCTGACACTGTTGAAATCCCGGGCTCTGAAGAAACTATTGCACCGGATCCTTCTGCAGTTAAGAATGACGACCAGCTCGCCCAGACTCTTATTGCCGATCCGTTCCCGGTGTTCGAAACACTTAATTCTTATGTCGTCGCTGTTGCCCGTGGTATTCACCAGGCTTTATTGATTACTGGCCAGGGCGGTGTTGGTAAGTCTTACAACGTTACCCGAATTCTTTCTGCCTACGGTACCAAGAACAAGGATTATGTTGTTATGAAGGGTAAGTCCAGCATTTCTGCAATGTACAAGTTCCTCTACGACAACTATGACAAGATTGTTGTGTTCGATGACTGTGACTCTGTGTTCGACAGTGCTGACGGTTTGAACATCCTCAAGGGCGCTCTCGATTCCGGTAAGGTTCGTGAAATCAGTTGGAACACCAAGGGTGCTGACATGGTTGATACCTTCGGTTGCGAATCTCATGAAGAAATCGAAGAACGTCTTGCTGCATGGTCTGCTCAGCATAAAGGAAAAGTTGGAACTCCGAACTACTTCCAGTTCAGAGGCGCATGTATCTTCATCTCCAACCTTACCCCGGAAGAGATTGCTTCTAAGGATGCAGCCATGATCACCCGCTGCAACAACGTAGACATCAACATGCTCGCCAAGGACGTAATCCTTCGAATTCAGACTTTGCTTCCGAAGATTGAAGTGTTCGATGCTAAGGGTCATGACATCAGCAATCCTGAGACCAAGCAGGAAGTATTCAACTACATCAGCTCCGATACCTTCCTCAATGATCCTCGTATGAAGGGAAAGAAGATTTCATTCCGTCTTTTCCAGAACGTCTACAAGCTTCGCTATGCAAATCTTCCGAACTGGAAGGAACTCGCATTTGGCGCTTGCTAAAATTTACTAAAGTTCAGATTTTTCTATATATAAAGAGCATCACCACGATGCTCTTTTTCTATATTTTAAGCTACAATGACAGATAGAGAATTTGAACAAGTAATTATCAAAGCAATTTACGCTAATAAAAGCATCTCATCAAAGGTCATTCCGTTATTAAACGATACGTGGTTCTTCGATCCTGACCACAAGTATATCGCTCGCGCTATCATGAAGTACCGCGGGGATTACGGTGAATGCCCTAATGCGATAGAGATGAAAATGCTCTTAACAGATCCGCGTAGCGTCGCGGAATTCGAAAACTGTATGAATATCCCTGATGAACAGGTTAATACAGATTTCAGTATCAACGTTATCGAAGAATTCGTAAGACGTAGACTCGTAAAAGTCGTTACCGATAATGCACAGGAATATACAAGGACTGGATTAAAGAATACAAGCTTTGCTGATGACATGGCCTCAGCAGAGTCTTTTTCATTCGATACTAACTTGGGCATTGACTTCTTGGAGAATCCCGAATTCCTATATGAAGGTATCGTCGCCAACGAAAAGATTTATCCTATGGGTGTTAAGACCATGGATGACATGATCGGCGGTGGTCTACATGAAGACTCTATGACGATCTTCCTTGCACCGACAAACGTTGGTAAGACTCTTTCGTTCTGTTCAGTAGCTGCGAGCCTGTTGTTGATGAACAAGCGCGTTCTTTATATAACCATGGAAGATGCTGAACTTAAAATCTTCCAGCGTATCGCCCAGAACTTAATGGATCTTACGCAGACAGAACTTAAGACAATGACGAAAGAAGCTTACATGAAGAGATTCAATCTCATGAAGCAACGCTGCACCAATGGTAAGTTGATGATTCGTCATTACCCTGAATTCTCCACGAATCCTATGATGATTAACGCATATATCAAGGAGCTCAAGGAGAAGTACAAGTTTGAACCTGAAGTTGTTATCGTTGACTATATCGGCTGTATGGTTCCCAACGGTAAACCCGGTAAGGACATGAACGATAACACGCGACTCATGCTTGTTGCCATGCAGATGCGTGCCATTGCAACTACGTATCATTTCCCGTTACTTACTGGTGCACAGGTAAACCGCGGTGGTTACGGTTCCGCAGAGATTGGGCTTGACGACGTTGCAAGCTCGTTTGACCAGGTAACTAAGGCTGATGCTATTTTCGCCATTACGCAGCCGCCAGAGCTTAAGCAGGGTGGAATGTACAAGGTTGCGTTGGTCAAGACACGTTATGGTATCAATGGTCCTACCGTAACAACTATCGGCGTTGACATCGAAAAGCAGAGACTACAGGATCTCAGTTACGGTGCACAGCAAGACGCCCAGCAGATCATACAGCCGACTGCAGACATACCTGATACGTCTGCAACAGATGAAGTTAACTATAACGATTTTACTTAATGGAGTTTTCATGGATGAAGATGTAGAATACAAAGCATGCGACGGTTCATTGGAATGCAATGACGGTACCGACGCATTTGAAACGAAGGAACAGCTATATAAATTCTTCAAGACTCAGGGAATCGATTTCGACGACATCGATGAAGAATCGCGTTTGCCAAAATTCCTTAATAAAGTTCTCAAGAACGAATCGGCTGAATATAATAAGTTCAACAACATATTATATAAGCTCCACAAGGAAAACAAGATCAAGATTATTGACAGCGTTGGTTTCCTCGTCGAAGACTGGCTTGAACCTACTCCAGCCATCAAGTGCCTGGACGAAATGAATTACTATTCTTTGATGAATGGTCTCAAGGAAAAATATAAACTTAATAGCAGAAACGATCTCAGCGAGTTCTTTAGCTAATGTACGACAAATTCCAAATTTATTCGCTTTATAAGCGACTTAAGAAAATCTGGGGCATGAAGAGGTTTAATACTTCCACTGTACGTGATCTACTCGAGACGAACACGGAAGACCTCCTCATTGCCGAATTCATATCGGACAATAACCATGTCCAATATATGTCTAATTACGCGATCAACCTGGCCAACGAATTCCGTTGTGGCGTTATGACCATACAGACTTGGGCCATGGAAGTTCTTGCAAAAGCCTTAATAGAAGGAAAATTTCCAGAATTAAAGGACTGTAATAGGGCATCGTGTCTACAAAAATTTGCTATATTTAACAATAGAAATGAAATTATAGAGCAGACTAACTTCATTAACAACCTTGTTAAAGAAAAGAATTCTGGTCTTAATGAATTTTCAGATAAACATTTTACACTGTTTGGATTAGATAACGAATACAAGAACAACGCGTACTATCTGTGCCAAGAACATAAGATTAGTCCGGTGTTCTTTATCAAAGGCCTAGAGGCCAAGAAGTTCGAAGTCGACATCCAGAAAGTCAAGGACATTGAGTATAAGAGATTTATAACTGTGTCCAGGCTGATTTTAAAATTTAAGAATGAGGTAAACAATGCCAATTAGAAAGAATCTTGATAGTCTCATCGCGTCATATCAGAAGAGCGATAACTTCGGTACAGGTGAAAAGCAGAGCTTTAACGAAATCGAAGGACTTTTCAAGCCTACATACAATAAGGAAGGTAAGTTCAAGATTACCCTCCGTTTCCTTCCGCCGGTCGAAGCTGAAGACGTGGCTTTCGTAGAAGAATCCCGCGATCACTGGCTCAAGCAAACCAATGGTAAGGCTTATTCTGTTCCGTGTCGCAAGCAGTTCAAGGATGCAGAAGGTAAGTCTCTCCGTTGCCCGATTTGCGAATACAACCAGAAGATGTACGAAAAGTACAAGAACGTCGACAAGGGTTATTCCAACCACAAGCTTGCTACAGCACGTCCTCAGTACATCTGTAACATCTTGATTGTCGAAAACGAAAATGCTCCTGAAACTCAGGGCCAGGTATTCCGCTTCAAGTACGGCAAGGCCATTAAGGACTTAATTGATAAGTGCGTCAATACTACTGATGCATTCGATAACGATACTGGTGAACCGATTCCGCCGATTAACCCGTATTCCTACTACGGACCGACCGATCCAGAAGTTATTTCTGGCGAAGCTCGTCCGGGTGCTAACTTCATCTGGGAAGCTGAACCGGGTTCTAACGGTCCTGACTACTCCAGCTCTTCTTTCACCAAGCCGATCCGTATCTGCCGTGTGGAACCAGCTGTCAATGCTCAGGGTATTCCGTTCAACAAGAAGGTTGGTTTGACTGCAGAAGAAATCAGCGTTATCGAATCCAAGCTTTATACTTTGGCTGGTCTCCCGCGTAAGGTTGAAAAGCTCCCGACATACCAGCAGATTGTTGAACGCGTCCAGAGCAAGTGCGGTATCGACCTCGCTTCTGAACTTGACGACATGGAAATCTCCAGTGCTGCTCCGGCCAAGTCTGCTCCGGCTTCCAAGGTCCAGACTGAAGATGACGAAATGTTCACTGGTACTGTTCTCGAATCCAAGCCTGCAACTCCGGCTCCGGCCAAGACTGTCGAGGCTGACGATACTGGCATGTTCAGTGCTCCGCTCACAGAGCCTGTCAAGACCACAGCTCCAGTTCAGACTTCTGCTCCGCTCGGTTCCAACGGTCCGTTCGAAGAAGCTGAAGATCAAGACGATTTCTTTACTAGACTCGCGAACGGTCAGTAAAGTTCAGATTACCTCTTAAGTTAGTTCGCTGTTTATATGGGGAGGGATAACATCGAAAGGTGTTATCCCTTTTTCAGATTATATTACAGTATGACTTGACAATCTTAATAAAAATTGCTATATTTAATACAGTATGAACTATAATAATTCCGAATTAAAAATTTTAAACTTTACACATTCTGACCTCGACGGTGTATCGGCCAATATCGTTCTTCGTAATTTCTATAAGGACATCGAAACTGAATATATCACATACCAGTCAGAAGAACGTGTTATCAGCAACGCGATCGCCAAGTACAAGGATAAGGTTGATTTGGTTATCTTTACGGATTTCTATCCTTCCCTTACAATGTCGCAGGTTCGCGAAGCTTTCCCTAACGTATTGGTCCTGGATCACCACGAGACTGCTCAGAAATACCACGACAACAAGACAGTTATAATTAATACTTCTGTCTGCGGCACGATGCTTACCTATAAGTTCGTCAAGTGCTTTAAAGATATTTCTTACCTCGAAGACCTCGTCAACATCACAAACGATTGGGATATGTTTATCCTGGCCGACAAGCGATCCAGGTTCTTCAACAACATCTACTGGGAAATGGGCCCTAAGTGGTTTACCCGCAGATTCCTCAACGGCAATACCAAGCTCTACCCAGAAGAACAAAAATACTTAATTGATGCCCAGGTCGAATTCAAGAAACTCTATGCTAACCTGGAAATATCTGACCTCTCGAATAACGGCGTATTCTTCGAGACAGATCGATTCATGAACGAATGTGTCGAGGAACTCAAGAAGGAAGGTTACAAATGGTTCGCCATTAAGAACAAGAACGCACTATCCATCCGTTGCGACGAGATTGATCTTACGAAGGTGTTCAAGATTATGAATGTCGGCGGCGGTCACGCCCATGCTGGTGGAATTCCGCTCAAGTATAATGACGACATCATGATTGTACTTAACAGATTACAGTTGGCTGTAGATGCGGTATATTCAAACGATTAAAAATCAGTTCGACAACAAGTGCAAGCCTATCGAATGGAACAAACAGGTCGCCGAGAATACAGTCAAGGCGATCATGAATCCTATGGTAGTCGAAGATAAGACTAAGATACCACAGTGGAAGTTCTGTTCGATGAAAGGCGAAAAGCGTTGCACGGAGAATATGGGTTCTACCGATATTCTCATGTTGGACTATGACTCTACGGAATATACCATACAGGAATTCGAGAATCGATTCAGGGACTACAGATACATCCTGCACACCAGCTATTCTTACGATGGCGTGAACCAAAAGTTTCGTGTACTCCTATTTCTTGACAAAGAATACGAGATTAATAAATTCTTCTTTAAGGGATCACAGAAACAGTGGAGTCCGTATTTCTTCTTAATTGATTTCTTCGACCATGTTGACCCGGCCAGTTTCGTCCGCGCACAGTTCTTCAAGTGTCCGGCGGTCAAATCCAAAGGCTCGCCGTATTATTATAAGATCAACAACGGAAAGAAGTTTAATCCTTTTGATGAAATAGAATTCTTCGAACAGGCGTACAACGAATGCGAATGGCGTCAACAGAACTACCTGAGAGAACTCGAAGCTTCCTATATGAAATCCCGTAAAGGAAATAAGAACGGCGATCTCACAAAGGCCAAAGAGTATGTGGCCAAAACAATCGAATCTGCACCAGAAGGAACAAGACATAACCAAATCTTCGCCCTTGCCTGCTGGTGGAAACATATCGGCGGAACCTATGCGGATTTCAAACAGATTATGCCGACATGGGCTGACTCGTCTTATAATCATCAGCTGGATCGCCTCGAAAGAGAATGGATAAATTTAAAATAGGTAATATATGGAACTCTTTAAAGAATTGTGGACTGCATTTAACGATATTCATTTCGAAGAAGTCGGTCATAAGTACACCGATTCATTCGGCACCAAGTATACCTCTGTCACCACGTTCATTCATAACTTCGAACCTGACAAGGATTGGGACCTGATCGCCGAGAAGGCGAGCAAGAAGCAAGGCGGAAAGTATTTCGGTAAGGACGTAAAGGACATCCGCGCCGAATGGGCTGCTGCTGGCGATTACGCTTGTACACTGGGTACTGCAGTCCATAGCGTAGCTGAATACGAATGGCAGAATAAGGAATTCTATCCTGACAAGGCGCTCCTGGAACAGTATGAAGGCATGCCTGAAGACTTTGAATGGCGTAAGAAGAAGGCGAAAGCTTTGATCACTACGCTGAAGGAACGTTATATCCCGTTGAAAAACGAATTCATCGTGTATGATCGCGATTGGGGTCTGGTTGGTACTATCGACTTCCTCTGCTACAACACTGTGAAGAACTGTTACTCCATCCTAGACTGGAAGACATCCAAGAAGTTCGATCACAATAATAGATTCCAGAAGATGAAACCTCCGTTCGAAACCGAAGATGACTGTAACTGCGTACATTATAGCATGCAGCTGTCGATGTACAAGGCGATCCTCGAGAAACACTGTCCATCTATCAAAATCGGCGAGATGATGCTGGTACAGATTCCGAATAAGGAAACCAGTAAGTCTGAGATTTATCTCTGCAAGGATTACTCTCAGAAATTCCTGGAATATTTTGACAAGAAGAAAAAGGCTTAATAGAAATTTTACTATATTTTATGTAAACGTTAAGGAAATGTTTACATGAATTATAATAAAGACCTTATCAACTTGATTTCACAGCTTTCAAATATCCAGCAACAGCTGGTTATGGAAAAGAACGGTGAAGTGTTCAATATGCGTGCCAACGATGACAAGCTTAATGTATGCTTCACCCTTACGGCTCCGCTGGCCTATTTCGATTTCCCAGGTGAAAAGATTGGTTTCTTCAACTTCTCCACTTTCAAGAAGTATTTCGACATCTTCGATAAACCGTCCAAGGATCCTGCAATCTCGAATACGCCGAAGCTCGACATCGAACTTAATGAATCTGGCGAGCCGTATATTCTGAATATTTCTTCCAGTATTGATGCCCGTCATTTCGTCAATAAGCTCGGTATGCCTGAAGTACTCTCGAAACCGCAGTTTAATCAGATTAACATGCCGACACCGGATGCTGAACTCTATTTCTCAGAATCGGACGTAAACGATCTTAATTCAATGGTTTCCCTCATCAAGGCTGACACCATTCAGTTCCACTTCGAAGGCAAGACCTGTACTGCCAACCTGACAAGTATGTTCAGCGGCGATACCTACTCCGCCCAGTACGACCTCAAGAACAATGTGGAAATCCCGTTCGATTTCATGGTTCCTATCCGTGGTATCAATACTCTTCCGTCTGCTGCTTACAACATCCAGGTCGCCAAGCGCGGTCTCATGAGATTCGAACAGCTCCGTGAAGACGATATTAAACTTAACATCTACTGGTCGAGGAAGAAAGCATAATGTCTATCGATTATCAGTCTCTTGTACCTCCTGATAAGCGTGCACCGGAAGAAGATCTCCATGGCGTCAATGCCATGACTGTGATTCGCCGTGCAGCCGAAGCGATGGGCATTATCTTAAATGACCCCAAGCCAAACTGTAAAAAGTGTCATGGCCGGGGTTACCTCGGTAGGCACGCAGAATCAGGTGAACCGGTTCCGTGCCCGTGCCTGTTCCCCAAGCCCGATAGAGAGGTTGGCGAAGTTCAGCTTCGACCAAGGAACAGAGCCGAACGAAGAGCAAAGAAGCACTAATTGTCTTACCTCCTTTTCCACAGTGCATCTTTCCAGGGAAAATCTAAATGATTTTCCCTCTTTCTTTTTTATCTTAATAGATTTTTTCTATCTTTATCCTGTAAAACTATCTAAAGGTACAAACATGAGTGATTCTACTACTGAACAATATATCTGGGAACATAAGTTCCGCCCTAAGACTCTCAAAGACGTTATCCTTCCGCAAGATTATCGGAATTTCTTCAACAAGATCGTTCAGGACAACGCTGGCGTAAACATTCTTCTCGAATCCCGTCACGGCGGTACCGGTAAGACCACCGTCGCACAGGCGCTCGCCAATGACCTCGGCGCACAGTTCATGAAGCTCAATGCTTCCAACTCCAACGGCATTAATACAATCCGTAACACCGTAGAAGAGTTCGCCAAGACCATGAGTTTCAACGATACTCCCAAACTCGTTCTCCTGGACGAAGCTGACGGTCTCACTCCTGAAGCTCAAAAGGCCTTAAGAGAAATCCTCGACGATCTCTCTGACAACTGCCGATTCATCCTGACATGTAACTATGCCAACAAGATCATCCCGGCCATCCGAGATGACGAAGGCGGTCGTACCATGACTCTCAAATTCGATATGCAGAAACCGGAATACCGCGCAGAGTTAATCCCACAGGTTTATAAGAGAATTACCGGAATTCTGAAATATCTTAAGATTCCATACGAGGAAGAAGCAGTCACCCAGTTGATTAACAAGAAGTTCCCGTCAATCAGAACCATCCTGGCCAGGCTCCAGTGCTATTCCATGATGAAGGGCAAGATCGATTCGGGTTTAATGGATTATGTCAATATCGGCGATGCTCTCTGCCAGATGATTCTCGAAAAGAAACTGACAGATTCCATGAACTATATCAACGAACACTGCCTCAACTATACTGACGTATTCGGATTCCTCAAGA